GCCCTTACAAGCCTACTAGTACGCTGTTTTATGTGCCTATTAGCGTGATCTGAGCGGCGTTTTGCAAAGGCGGGTATGGGGAGGGTGGGTCTGCCGCTTTGCTTTGGGGGTGTCATAAAAAATTTTAGTGATTTTTTGGTAAAAGGTTTTATAATGGGTTATGTCAAAAGCACTATCACTAAAAGAAACAAAAGAGTTATTGAAATCTGACTCCATCGCTAAACGTGAAGCGGTCGAACAAGAGCTTGCCGCCATTGGAGCGTCAGAACTAACAGATGTTATTAGCTGGGATGATACGGGGAGAGTAACAGTTATTGATTCACAACTGCTACCAGACCGAATCAAGCGCAGTATTAAGAAATTAAAGGTATCACCGTCACAATACGGTAACCAAATAGAGATCGAGATGCACGACAAGCTGTCCGCATTGCGTTTATTAGCAAAACATTATGGTATGTTGAATGTAGATACATCACAAAACAGACCATCGGTACTAGGTATTAACATCAAAGGACCCGAAGCGACTTATGACATCAAAGAAAAGAACCCCGAAGACACCGAAGACTAAGGTTACTATGGTTATCTGGTACGATGCCGTAGCGGAAACGGGCTGGATGACCGACGAAACCGCCAAGAGAGAGTGTAAGTTGTCCGAGTGTGTGTCGATTGGACACCTGGTAGATGTTAATAAGGAGCGTATCTTGATTGCTTGTACTAAATCGGAAAATGAATATAATGCAATGATAAACATACCCAATGCATGGGTCAAAGAAACCAAAGATTATTGGATATGAAAGATGTGATTGTCATCGCAATATGTTTTATTTTGTTCGTAGTGGTTGCTAAACAGGCTAGAAAGGTAGATAGTAGTCCTGTAAGTGAGCAGTTATTTACCGACAAGGAAATAGAGGAGTGGAAACCATTTGATTAGGAGTAGATATGGCTAGAGTTGAGGGGAGCAAAGACTTATCTAAGCGCAGAACCAAGAGTAGAAAACCTGTAGAAATACAAGATTTGAACCTAGATTTTGCTACATCTCCTACCGTATGGCAGTTTTTGAAAGACGAGTCGTTCGTGCGTGGACTGATGGGTCCAGTAGGGTCGGGGAAATCATACGCATGTGCGGCAGAAATTATGTTACGTGCGTTGCAACAACCTGTTTCCCCATTAGATAACGTTAGACACAGTCGGTTTGCAATCGTACGTAACTCTTATCCAGAACTTAGAACTACCACAATCAAGACGTGGTTAGAAATATTTGATGAAGCAACCTGGGGTCCGATGCGTTGGAGTCCACCGTTGACCCATCACATCGTGTTGCCGCCAAAAGGGAATTTGGCAGGGCTTGACATGGAAGTCATTTTCCTAGCCCTCGATACACCCAAAGATGTGCGTAAATTATTGTCACTCGAACTAACAGGTGCTTGGGTGAACGAAGCCAGAGAGCTGCCAAAGGCAGTTATAGATGGCTTAACGCACAGGGTGGGTCGATTCCCAACCAAAGCACATGGCGGCTGTAATCATCGGTTTATTATCATGGACACCAACCCAATGGATGACGACCATTGGTGGCATAAGCTAGCTGAAAAAGAGAAGATGACAGGCAAATACCCTTGGAAGTTTTACAAACAACCAGGTGGGGTCAAAGAAGTCGATGCACAATATGAGGATGCCATCTATGCGGGCGGTAAATACTGGGCGATGAACGAACGTGCCGAGAACATACCGAACTTAACCGAAGGGTACTACGAACAAATGCTAGCAGGTAAGAACTTGGATTGGATATCCTGCTATGCGCAAGGCAAATACACATTTGTGCAAGAAGGTCGGGCGGTATGGCAAGAATATACCGACAGTTTGATGAGCGATAACATTGAATTCTTACCAGAATATCCGCTACAAATAGGACTTGACTTTGGATTAACACCCGCAGCGGTGTTCGGTCAGCGTTTGGACAACGGTCGTTGGCACATACTGCATGAGTTGGTAACCTTTGACATGGGGTTAGAGCGATTCACCACGCAAATGAAGATAGAAATCAATAAAATGTTTCCAAAAGCCAAAGACATTCAGATATGGGGTGATCCAGCAGGTAGTAAACGTGATGAAATATTTGAGGTGACAGCGTTTGATCACTTGAAAACACAAGGCATGAACGCCAGACCTACGGTTAGTAACGATTTTAAAGTACGTCGAGAAGCAGGTGCGATGCCAATGAACCGATTGATTGACGGTAAGTCGGGATTGATTGTGAATAAAAGTTGTGCCAGTCTGCGTAAATCATTATCAGGTGGTTATTATTTTAAACGAGAAGCCATCGGTAGTGGGCAAGAGCGGTTCAAAGATGTGCCGTTTAAAAACAATTTCTCCCACATCGGAGATGCGTTTGGGTATTTGATGCTGGGTGGAGGAGAGCATCGAATCCTCACTCGTAAAAATGCAAGGTTCGGTACGCAACAACAAGCAACGGCTAAGGTAGAGTTTAATGTATTCTGAAGAAAAGAGGGTTAGTCAAAAGGGGGATAAGACTAACCCCGTTACTTTAACCACACATGAAGGTATTATAGAATTTTACAACAGTTTAAATCGCAATGAAAGAATTAAGTACCGCTATTATGAATCTGATGACGCTTACCATCTTGATTATCGTGACGCTGATGCTATGTACTTTGGCACTTACGACTCAACTGTGGCATATGTGGAAACATTACAAGCCGTTGGACCTGCTATTACGATTGTATACCAAGGTAAGATTGCAGCGTGCTGGGGTTTTGCGCAAGTAGTGCCAGGCGTTTACGAAGCGTGGTGTCTAGGCAGTAAGTTATTTAACAAGTATCCAGTAGCCACGACTCGCACAGGTAAGTTTGTGATTGAACATGGCGCTAAATATTTGTCAGCACACCGAATCCAGGTTACCGTACACGATGAGAATCAGGTTGCAAAGAACTGGGCATCTGTATTACAATTCAACTACGAGGGTCTGATGAAACAGTTCGGACACGATAAGGCAGATTACGTAATGTATGCCAAATATTATTAGGAGTGAGTGATGGCTAAGAAAGGTTTGTACGCAAACATTAATGCACGTAAAAAAGCAGGGACCAGTCGCCCTAAATCTAAATCAACTATTTCAGATAAAGCCTATGCTAATATGAAAGCTGGCTTTAAGAAAAAGAGGAAATAATTATGGGTGGTATTATATCAAAACCAAAAATTGCAGGACCATCAGCACAAGAATTAAAAGCACAAGAGGATGCTCGTAAAGCACAAGAGGAAGAAAAAGCGTTACTAGCACAACAAAAGGATGAGGAAGAACGTAAGAAGATTTCTGAGATGCAAATGATGCAACAACGTAAACGTGGACAGCGTTACGGTGGTATGCGTTCATTACTAGCAGATCGTGAAGATCCAGAGATGGGTGTGAAGAAAACAACTTTAGGATAGGATTATGATAAGTTTTGGGCAAATGATGGGGATGAGAAACAGAAATCCTTTTGAGAAATATTTTAAATCAGTTCAGATGCCTGATGGTAGTATAACTTATGAAAGACGATTAGAAGTAGCACCAGGGCAATCGTTGCAACAAGCACAACAAGATTTAAAACCAGTAACCAAAGAAGCCGCTGAAATCTACAAAGAAAAAACAGGCAAGCCTTATGGTGGAAAGATAATGACACCGAAAGAACCAGAGCCAGTAGAAGAAACAGCAACACTAGGACAATCAGAATCAGAATTATCTAGACGTGAACGATTACGTAGACGTAGAGATGCTTCGTTTCAATTTGCAGCAATACAAAAATTAGGCGGTAAAGCGCAATCAGGAGCGTAATATGCCTTACGAAGAACAAAGAGATAAAGAAAAGTTAAGAAAACTTTATATGGCATACGCTAATATTACTAGAGATGCAGATAAAGCTAAGTTTTTAACAGCACAAACCATTCAAGAAGCTGGTTGGGGAATGAAAGAAAGTGGTAAAAATAATTTTTCTGGTGTAAAAGAAAACAATATAAAAAAAGGTAGTATGGTTAAAACAACCGAAGATTTAAAAGCATACACACACAAAGATAAAAAAAGAATTTTAAGTGATGAAGAAGGATTACTTAAATTAACAGACGATATATCTAAAAGAGGTGGTTCTGTTTTATATAACAAAAATGGTATGCCAGAAAAAAATAAAAAAGGATATATTTTTGTAATGGATAGATTTAAAGATTTTGATACTATAGAAGAAAGTTTGCGATCTAAAGTTGAAATGATTGAAAGAAAATATAATAAAGCATATAACGCAAAAACAATAGAAGAATATACTAAAGGATTAGAAGGTTATGCAACTGACAGCGATTATTTTAAAGGTGTATCTGGGGTTGCTACTGGTAAAACTTTAAATAATAAAGTGTTAGGCGATTTAGTTCAAACAACTAAGGAAAATTTAAAAAATACTAGAATGGAAAGTTTTAAGGCTAGAGAAAATTTAATTAAATTAATGAACGCTAGTCCAGCACAAATGGAACAATACCATAAAGGCGTTGTTGATAGACAAAACAATCGAGGAACGAACTAATGGCAAGCATACCAGTCGGTCAAATTATACAAAGATATAAATCTGCGAAAGCTAAGAAAGATAACTGGGAATCAGTTTATGAAGATTGTTATCGTTATGCACTACCTAATCGTAATTTATACGAAGGTTATTATGAAGGTGGGGTTGTTGGTCAAAACAAAATGCCAGATGTATTTGACAGTACCGCTATTGATTCAACACAAAAGTTTGCTAATAGAATACAATCAGGTTTATTTCCACCACAAACTAACTGGTGTAAGTTAGAACCAGGCAACGATATACCTGATGAAGCACAGCAAGACGTACAAAAAGTATTAGAAATGTACTCAGATAAAATGTTTAGTGTTATTCGTAATTCTAATTTTGACTTGGCTATGGGTGAGTTCTTATTAGACTTATGTGTGGGTACAGGAGTGATGCTAATACAACCTGGTGATGAAGATATGCCTATACGTTTTACTACGATACCAATGTATTTGGTTTGTTTAGAAGAAGGCGCACATGGTCAAGTAGAAAATGTATATCGTAGAATGAGATGTAGAGCAGAACAAATACAAGTCATGTATCCAGATGCTAAATTAAATACTACATTACAACAATGTGTAACTGACACACCAACTAAAGAAATAGAATTATTAGAATCTACTATTAAAGATGTTGAAACAGGATTTTATTATTACTGCGTTATCTATGAAAAAGAAAAACACAAGTTAGTTGATAGAAAATTAAATTCTTCTCCATGGGTGGTGTCAAGATACATGAAAGCAGCGGGTGAAGTGTATGGTCGTGGACCATTAACTGTTGCTATACCTGACATAAAAACTTTAAATAAAGTAAAAGAATTATTATTAAAGAATGCATCACTTGCAATTGCTGGTGTGTATACCGCAGCAGACGATGGGGTATTAAATCCTAATACAATGGTGTTGAAACCTGGTGCTATCATACCAGTAGCTAGAAACGGTGGACCACAAGGTGAATCACTAAGACCATTACAGCGTAGTGGGGATCCACAGTTATCACAAATTGTGATTGACCAATTAGTTATGTCGATTAAAAAAATATTACTGGATGAATCTTTACCAAGAGATGACATGTCAGCACGTAGTGCAACTGAAATACAACAACGTATACAAGAGTTAGCACAAAATTTAGGTAGTGCGTTTGGTAGATTGATTACTGAAGTGATGACACCTATTATTCAACGTACTTTAACTATCATGGATCAGCAAGGTTTAATAGAATTACCATTAAAAGTTAATGGATTAGAGGTAAAAATTACACCAGTCAGTCCGATTGCTATGTCACAGAATACTAACGATGTAAACAATGTAGTACAGTTTGCACAAATCGTAGCACAGCTTGGACCAGAAGGTGCAACTGCATTGAAGATTGGTGAGATTACCGATTACATTGCTGAAAAATTAGGGGTGCCAGCAGCTTTACGCAACAGCCCACAAGAACGTGCTGAAATAATTCAGCAAACTCAAATGATGGCAGAGCAGCAAATGCAACAACAGATGCCTGAGGAACCACCAACGGAGGAGTAATATGAGCTGGGATGAATTAGTTTTAGATAAAGAACAAGAGTTAGATTACCCAGACTATGTTGACCCACAAGAGTTAAATCGTTTATACTTTAAGGTGTTTACGACTATAGAAGGGCAAAAAGTATTAGAGCATTTACGAGCTATTACGATTGAGCAACCAAGTTTTATACCAGGGGAATCTGCGTCATACGGCTATTGTCGAGAAGGACAAAATTCCATTATTAGAGAAATACAAAAACGCATAGAGAGGGCAAGGGGATGAGCGAAGTACAAGAAAGTTTGTTAGATCAACCAATGGAAGAATTAGCTGCTGAACAAGAAGCTGAGAAAGAAAGTAATCCTGAAGTTATTGAAGATGTTTTAGTTGAAACACCAGATCCAGTAGAAGCTAATACCATTTCAACAACAGAAGAAGACGTAGTTTACGAAAAACCAGATAACTTTCCAGATAAATTTTGGGATGACAAAGATGGTCCAGACATTGAAGCATTAGTAAAGTCTTATGGAGAAATGGAAAAAAACTTTTCTCAAGGCAAACACAAAGCGCCAGAAGATTACGACGTTAAGTTTATAGAAGACAAAGGGATACCTAACGATGATCCTTTACTACAAACCTTTCAAGGCTGGGCTAAAGAACATGGGGTATCACAAGCTGCATTTGAAGCATTAGCATCTAATTATGTAGATACACAAATGCAAGAGTTAGAACAATACAACGTAGATGCCAGAGCTGAGAAAGAAAAGTTAGGTCCTAACGCAGATGCCGTTATCCGCTCTACCGCACAATGGGCTGATGGTTTATTTAAAAAAGGTGTTCTTAACGAAACTGAATTAGAAGCGTTTAAACAAACTGGGTCTACCGCAGATGGCGTTAGAGCATTACAAAAGCTTAGACGATTCTATGGTGAAGGCACCGTACCTATTGCCGAACCTACAGCAGAAGGTTTACCAACTAAAGAAGAACTGTATGAAATGGTAGGAAGACCTGAATACAAAACAGATGTTGCCTTTAGAAACAAAGTGCAAAAAATGTTTAAACAAAGGTTTCCTGATAACCCAGATACAGACTATATAATTTAGTTGCAATAACTTGTAAACCTATTATAGAATACAGGATAAGGATAACAGTACATCTGCCCTTGAATGTCAAATGACTCGTGGTAGGCGGTACCTACAAGTTTGAAGCCCAACATGGACAACTTCTAGCGTAAAATTTAATTTAATTTTATGGAGTGATATTATGAGTACATCTATTAGTACAAGTTTTGTTACCATTTTTGACGCAGAGGTTAAGCAAGCCTATCAAAATGATAGACAGCTAGCTGGTACAGTTCGTGAAAGAACAGGCGTTTCAGGTAACTCATACAAGTTCAATAAGTTAGGCTCAGGTGTGGCGAACTTACATATTCCACAATCTGACGTAACTCCAATGAACTTAACACACACACAAGTTACAGCGACAATGGCAGATTACAATGCAGCAGAATATAGCGATATATTTACAAGCGGCAAAGTATTATTTGACGAAAGAGCAGAACTTGTAAAAGCAGTATCAATGGCTGTTGGTCGTAGAATGGACCAATTAGTAATTGACGCACTAGATGGAGCAGGTACATCTTTAACAGTTGCTAACTCTATTGGTGGTTCTACAACTAACTTAAACGTGGACAAAGTATTAGAAGCTAAAAAGTTAATGGACCAACAAGGTGTTCCAAGCGAAGATCGTTTCTTCTTATGTCATGCTAATAACATGGCTGCGTTCTTAGACGATAGTGATGTAAAAACTATTGATGTCAACACAACTAAAGCATTAGCTCAAGGAACTGTTGATTCATTCTTAGGTTTTAAATTCATTATGGTTGGTGATAGAACAGAAGGCGGACTAGCTGTTGATGGTTCATCTGATCGTACATGTTTAGCTTGGCATAAAAATGCTTGTGGTCTTGCTATTAACATGGATAAGAAAACTGAAATCAATTATATTGCTGAGAAATCATCGTTCCTAGTGAACTCTATGTTCTCTGCTGGATCTGTTGGTATTGATACAGCGGGTATAGTTGAAGTCACTTGTCGTGAATAACAGGAGGATAATATGGCATATGCAAGAGCAGGATTTGGAGCATTAGCTGGACAGGGCAGAGCAGGTGATTTACCAGCTTTGTACGTCTATACAACAACTGATGCCCATACAGCAGTAGATGCTGCTGGTTACTTTAATGACTTATCAGACCAACTTTCAGTTGGTGACATGATAATTGTTCATGGAGCAACTGGCGGTACAAGAACAGTTACTATGCACGTTGTCGTATCTAACGCATCTGGTGTCGTAGACATTAGTGACGGTACAACAATCGGAGCAGTTTCTGATTCTGACTAAGTAATATAAAGTTGTCCTGCTTCGGCAGGGCATACTTTTTTAAGGAGATTATATGGCAGCAGGAGATAGCAAGTTAACAATATGCAACGATGCACTTTTGATGCTTGGTGCTTCTGAGATGACTTCATTTAACGAAGGAACAGATTCAGCTAAAATTTGTGACCGTCTATATGATGACTTAAAAAAGTATATTTTATCAATTTATCCTTGGTCATTTGCTAAGGTTAAGGTTCAATTAGCACGTACTACAGATACTCCAATAACAGAATGGAAGTATGTGTATGCGTTACCAGCAGACATTATTGGCACACCAAAAGCTGTATTTACAACAGCAACTGCGGGTGGTAAACCAGAAACTAATTTTGAATTATATTACGTAGACCAACCAAGACTATTAACAGATTATGAAACTGTTTATGTTGATTATGTTGCAGACATAGATGAATCAAGATTTCCAGAATATTTTATTTACATGTTACGTCATGCTTTAGCAGCAGACATAGCAGAACCATTAACTGATCAAATTACTAAAGCTGATTTTTTTAGAGCATTAGCATTTGGAAGTCCAGCCGAAAACGGCAGAGGTGGTTTATTTAGACAAGCATGTCAGGCAGATGCACAAGGACAACGAGCGCAAACCATTGGTAACGAGAGCTTTGATTTAATCGAGGTAAGGTAATGTCAAGAGTCATAGCGATTCAAAATAGTTTTACATCTGGAGAACTAGACCCAAAGTTATTATCTCGTACTGATATCAAACAATACGAATCAGGTTTAACTTCAGCACTTAACGTAGTGGTATTACCACAAGGTGGTGTTAAACGTAGACCTGGACTTAAATATATAACAGAATTAGGTGGTAGTCCTGAAAATGGTATACGTTTAGTCCCATTTGAATTTAGTACGTCTGATGCTTACTTGTTAGCATTTACCCACAATCGTATGTATATAATTAAAAATGGCGTAGTGCAAGCTAATATTGCAGGTAGTGGTAATGATTATTTAACTACAACGATTACCTCAGCTATGCTAACCAAAATGTGTTGGACTCAAAGTGCAGACACATTAATTACGGTACAAGAAGATATGGTACCTAAAAAAATTACTCGTACATCTGATACAGCATGGACTATTACAGATGTTACTTTTGATTTTAATCCACAGTATGCACCTAGTTTTACAATTGTAGATACATCTAGCGCTGGCACATTAACACCAAGCGCAGTATCAGGTAACATTACATTAACAGCACAACACAGTATATTTACCTCAGCTCATGTAGGACAATACGTTAACGTCATTGGTGGTAGTAGTTTTGGTCGAGCTAGAATTGTAGAATTTGATTCTGTAACTGTAGTCAAAGCACACGTTGAAATACCATTTTTTAATACGGATGCTATAGCTAATGCTAACTGGGAACTAGAAACAGGCTATGTTGATACGTTTAGTGGTAGTAAAGGGTATCCTAGAAGTGCATGTTTTCATCAAGGCAGACTTTATTTTGGTGGCAGTAAGGCAAGACCATCAACTATTTTTGCATCTAGGGTAAATGAGTTTTTTAATTTTAACCCAGGAGAAGGTAATGCTGATGATGCTTTTACTGCTACATTAGATACCAGCCAATTGAATGCTATTGTAGATATTATCTCAGCTAACTATTTACAAATATTTACGACTGGTGGTGAATTTTTTGCACCACAAGAATTTAGTGACCCATTAACACCTACTAACTTTATTGCTAAATTACAATCAAGTCATGGTAGTAAAGAAAGTATACGAGTACAAAACGTAGCAGGTAACACTTTATTTATACAAAGACAAGGCAAAGCATTAAACGAGTTTTTGTATAGTTCAGGTGAAGACGCATATACCTCAACACAAATTAGTTTATTATCAAGTCATTTATTAAACACGCCAGTAGACATGTCAATGCGTAAAGCAACATCAACTGATGAAGGTGATAGGTTAGCTATTGTAAATTCAACAGATGGTAGTATGGCTATTTATACTTTGCTAAGGGATCAAAACATTGTAGCTGCTAGTAAATTTACTACAGATGGTAATTTTTTAAATGTAGCAACAGTCGTGCAAGATCAATACGCAGCAGTTAAAAGAACTATTAATAGTGTTAATAAATACTATATAGAACTTTTTGATGAAGACATAACTGTTGATAGCGCTTTAACAGGTGGTGCAGCATCAAGTGTATCGTCAGGACATTTGCATGCAAAAACCGTTAAAGTTATAGGTGATGGCGTTATGCAAGACGATGTAACAGCAGGAGCAAGCACCATAACATTTGCTACAGCTACAGCTAGTACATATGAAGTAGGGTTAGATTATACGGTAACGGTTAAAACTTTACCGATTGAGCCTGGTATACAAGGCTATGCTAGTTTAAAAGGATTTAAAAAACGTGTATTAGAAGTAAATGCGTTTTTAGTTGAAACACAAAATTTAACAATTAACAGCAATACGATACCTATTCGTACTTTAGGTACTGATAACTTAGATGTAGGTATACCAGAATTTACTGGAACTAAAACATTACATGGTATACTAGGGTACAGTTTAACTGGACAAATAGAAATTGGACAATCCGCACCTTTAAAATTACACTTACTAGGTATGGATTATAAGGTAAGCACAGGAGCATAAATGTCAGTAGCAATAGCAGCAGCAGCTTTTCAAGGGTTACAAGGGATATCAGCAATACAAAATGCTCGTTATCAAGCTAACTTAATTGATGCACAAAGTAGAGCGGCACAAGATAAAGCTGCGTTTGATCAAAACACATTAGAGATTGAAGCTGAAAAAGAACGCTTAAACAAAGCTATTTTAAAAAATACTAAATTAAAAGAAGCTCGTAAAATTATTAGTGAAAACATAGCGTCAGAAGCAGCAAGTGGTTTAGTTTTTTCAGGGGATGTTTTTCAAACTGTTAGTTTAAAAAATTTAAGTAATGAATTAAATATAATACATATGGAAGACGCATTAATTAAATCTAGGCTAAAAGGGCAGCAAGCACAATTAACTATAAAAACAGAAACTGATAAACGCATAGCTAAGGCTAAAGAAACACAAGTAAGAACAGCAGGATATATGCAAGCAGCAGGTTCTTTTGTCTCAGCTTATGGTATAGGATCTGATGCTGGCTGGTTTGACAAAGCTGGTGGACATATAGATTCTGGAAGTTCTCCTGTATTTAAAGCTAATACAGCAGGTAATGCTGCTCCTATTTATAGCACAACTACTTATGGTACTACATAATGGCTAGAAAAAAATACGAACAAACTAAGACACAAATAAATGTTGATACTTCAATAGTAAGTGCGGCTGTAGATTATTCTGGTTTAGCAAAAGTAGCTCAAGCAAAAAGTGAAGGAGTACAGCAATTACTTTCAGCAGGAACAAAATATGCTTACGGTAAATTTAAAGAAGATGCGGTTAAAAAAGCACAACGCAGAGCAGTAGATAACGATCCTTATGTTGAATACTATGACACTAAAGATAAAAGAGGATTAGAAGACAGATTAACTAATGAATTAGTTTTAATAGATATAGCTAATGATTATGTCACAGATGTATCTGTGTTAAGTAAAGAATTAGAATTAGATAGTTTAGCAAGATCTGTTCCTAGTAACCAATTTGACGCTTTACTTGATAGAAAAGTTTTAGATATATATCAAAATTTTAGAGTTGATAGATTAGATTCTCCACAACTAGAACTTGAAGCTAGAAAAACTTTAGACCCGTATATAAAACGTATGAAGATTGGGTATAGAGAAAAATTATTAAGTCAATTAAAAAGCAAAAAAGGAACAGCAGACAAAAAAAGAGGAACTGATTTAGCTAAATTTGCAGGTCTTAATATATATAGTCAAGAAGGACCACAAGCTATTCAAAATTACACAGATTGGCTAGAAGCTAATCCAGGGTCAGCAGAAAAATATGCTATAGATTTTTTAAATTCGTATGAGTCAGCAAGATTTGATGCGTTAACCACAGCATCTAAATCAGATGATTTAAAATACAATACAATTCCACAGCTACAATATAAATACAATATGATTAAAAAATTTCCAGTTCCTACTGAAATGGCAAATTCTGAATTATATTTAAATAAAGAAAAAGTGTTACAACAAATATTAACACAAGCAGGTTTAACTAAAAAAGCGTCAGAAGATCATGCTAAAGAAAGATTAACTATGACACACGAAGTGTTTGTTGAAAAACACAAAGAAGATTTAAGTCCTGAATTATCAGCTATGTATAATTTAATTGACGCTAATATACGAAATTTAAATCGTGATAACTATAAATCATTTATTGAATTGCATAATCAAACTGCATACCCACTTGACATTACAATAAGAGAAGAAGATGGAACTATACCTAATGCAGGTCCTGTAGAACTTGATGTTCCTTTTTGGCGTGCTGCGTCACAAGATTCATTAGAAGCATACACTTTAAAACGTATGCAACAATACCAAGAAGACCCAACAAAATTTGTAGAACAATTATTAAATAAACCAGGCGATATATTAGATGCTAATGGAGATAGAGTTCCAGAAATAGCAACACAAAGAGAAATTTTTAATTTACCTATTATTGGTCCAACAGAAATAAAACCATTTTTAGAAGAAATAAATGGGTTACAAAACAGAGATGAAGCTAAATTAAAAGTTAATAATTTTTTTAATCAATTTACGCTAGAAGAATTACAAACACTTGGTTATGATATGTTAACTAAGTTAGGTGATAATGAACAACAATTTACAACTTATTTAAATGCAGCCATACAAGATAAATTAACTAACAATGAAAAAAATGTGTTAGGCAAAACTTTTCTTGGTTATGAAAAAATAAAAAATGCAGCTATTAGACCAGTAGCAAAAGAAGAAAAAACTAATGATACTACATTGCAAAATCAAATAAGAGTACACACAGGCAATAATTTAACAGAAGAAATGATGTTAGGTGGTACTAGACCAAAAACAGTTGCTACTATAGAAAATGATATGCGTGCGCATATTTATGGTAATCAACAAATTGCATACGGAAGTGAAGCTGCTTATGACGATGATATTATCGATGAAGCATTTAAAGCTGTTACGGGTTACAAAGAAATAAATAATGAACAAGTGCATGGTTATGGTTCTATTGGGTCGAATGAATCTGTCGTACATTTAAGAAGCACAGATAGAGAGGAAGAATTTAGTGACGTAGTAGTAGGTTACGACAGTATAAATGACACGATTGATATTATTGATACACCATTGTTAAATGATTACATGTATATAAAAGATCCTGAAACCAATCAAATAGTAAAATGGGAAGAAGGTTACAAAGTTCCTATTCAGCCTTTAATGGGTAGAGTTTTTTATGACGACTACACTAATACCTTAGACCCACAAAAAGAAGTTATTGAATTTACAGGGGATCATTTAAGAGAGTTAAGTTTTAAAAATTCAAAAGCAAACTCTGATTATTATACAGTTAAAGACGTTGACAATGTTATGACTGTTAATTACAAAGGCAGACCAGTAGAATTAATGGTTGATTTAAAAAAAGCAAGTTATGATTTTAAAAAATATATTGAACCTAATTTACAATATGTAAGCGGAATTAATATATCAGACGATTATTTAGTTGAAAAAGGTTATGTAAACTTAGGACCAGGTGATATTAAAAGTGCTACATATACCAGACGTTTTTTAACTAGAAATCCTAGAGAAGGAGATATACTAATGGCTCCAGATGGAACTAGAATAAAATATTCTAGTAGCCCTACAGGTATGGCTAAAAATTTAAAAGATGTAAGAGATAGAGCAATAGAACTTGAAACATTTGGTGGTACAAGTTTTGCGCCTATTGAAATTGGTACTGAGTTTCAAGATTTTTTTGGAGAAAATAAATGACCTTTAGTATTGAACCAGAAGAACTTACCAGTTATGACAAGTTAGATATAGAATTTAGTGCTGGAAAAGAGTTGTCTATTGCATACAACGATGAGCTACGTTTTTTAAGTGATACTATAGACGACACTACCTACGATAGTATTGTTCAACAAAACATGATATTTGAAGAAGTTACAGGGCAATCAATTAATAATCCTTATGATGCTGTATCTGATTTTATGGATGAAAATGGTTTGTTTGCTAATGATAGATTAAGAAAAATGACTTTAGATTTAGGCATGGATGCTAAAGATTACTTACATGTGCAATCATTAAATGGCTGGTACGAAAAAATGCGCCAGTTTAAAAATGATCCAAGGTATGCTAACGACCCTTTTGTTAAAAATTTTGTAACTAGTCAAGAAGAAATGGATAACCAATTAGCAGACGAAGCTATTAACAATCAATATGCTGCGCAAATGTTAAATCAAAATGATTATCGTAGTGGCTTTTTAAACTTTATGGGTCGTGCTGGAGCGCAACTAACTGATCCTGCAACGCTAACATATATGGCAACGATTCCATTAGTTGCTACACCAATAGGTATGATGGGCAACAGTATGCTAAGAGTAGCTGCTTGGATGACTGAAGGAGCTGTAGGTTCTACCATACTAGAAGGTTATCAACAAACAGGCACTAGAAAACTTATGGAAAAAATGGATCTTAGAATGAGTAATCCTGAAGTGCAAAAAGAGTTAGAAGAATTTAATATTGATGTTACAACACTAGGGATAAGTGAAGAAGAATTAAATTCAAGATTAGAATATTCTTTTTTAGGTGGTGCTTTATTTGGTGGTGGACTGGCTGTATTAGGTGAAGCAGGTCGTAGTGTTATAAAAAGCATGATGAAAGGTGATGCTCAAGCTATTAATGCTATTAATGATCTAGCTAATGAAATTAAAACAAGTGGTTTAAATGATAAAATTATACAAAATTTATCTCCAAAAGAACTAACTGCACATTTTAAAAAAATAGCACAAGAAAGTAATAACGTTAATTTTAACAAAAAATACCAACCTGTTATACATACTGTTAAACAACCGATTAAAGATTTTGATAAAGCCATTGACGAAATTGAAACTAAATTATTAGCAGAAGGAGAAAAGTTAACAGCTAAACAACGCAGAACATTAAAAGGAGTTATGCGTTATAACAACTACAATATTGATTTACATAATTCTATTACAACTAATCAATTATTAAAACATTCTGCTGAAACTGGTCAGTTTAGTTTACGTATAGAACCAACGTCGGAAGATATTTTATTAAAAAATGCAGATGATTTATTAACAAACTTTAAAGGTATCAAAGCAGGAGATGCTAACGAAAAATGGTTTATGTCTACTTTAACAGGAACCAAGTCAGGGTTGCGAAATTTTTTAAATAAAGATGAGTATTTAAAAAGTTTAAGTAAAAACGAAGATGAAAGAGCCAGGCAAATATTAGATGATATTGCGTTGGTTAATTTACTAAATGCTGTAATGAAACAATATTCTAGGTTTCCAACAAGAGGTGTTGGTAAAGTTATAGGCAAAGGCAAAAAGCAAAGTATGCAACAAATTATTACTGATGTCTTAGAAGTAAGTTATGGTCGTGACATTATTAATAATAATATTGTGTCTATGCAAAGAGCAACTAGACAAGACTTTATGAATAGATTGGATGTTCCTGAATTGCACACAATGGATGTTAAAAAAATTAATAAGTTTCATGCGCATAATATTATTAGAGAAATATATGGAGAAGGAACTAGCGATGCTCACGCAAAAATATTAGCAAAACAAATTGGCTTGATGTTTGATGACATACATGAAGTAGCCACTAAACATGGAATGACATGGTCAAAACTACAAGGGTTTTTTCCGCAAACTCATGTTGGTTATAAAGTAGGGCAAGTACCAAAAAACACATGGGTAGAAGAAATTTTTCCAGCATTAGATAAAGCCCGTACAGGTAAATTATTAGACCTAGATCCTGAAGATGCAAATTTTGACGAGATGCTAAAAACACAATTAGCTAGAATTTATGACAACATTGTATTGGGTGACACTAAATCAGCTTTTGCTAACGTTGATGAAGGTTTTAAACTAAGATTAAAAAATGCACACAGTAGAGTTTTATTTTTTAAAGATGCTGATTCTTGGTTAAATTATAATAAACAATATGGTAAAGATATTTTAGAATTATTAGATGATTATATGGACCATGCTAGCATGGAAATATCTATGCTACGTGTGTTTGGACCCAATCCTGTTCGTAACGCAAAACGATTAGAAAAGTTTGCTAGAGATTATGATGCTATATCAGGAGCTAAAGTAGGTGAACAAATGAAATTTAGTAGAATGTTTGACCATTTATCAGGAGCAGAATTTGCTGTTAAAGGGCAAACACTTGGAAGAACTGCTAGCGAATTAAGAGCGTTGCTAGTAACAGCACAATTAGGTAGTGCATATATAATGACGTTGGCTGATTTAAGTTATGGTGCATTAACTAGAATGTTAAGTGGTATGCCAGCATCTAAAACAGTTAATGGTTATGTTAAGTTCATGGCTAATAGTAAAAAAACCAAAGCTATGGCAAGAGAAGCTAGAGTAGTAGCGCATGAAATTGGTGAAGAATTAAAAAATTCTAGTAGATTTTCTGGTGAAAAATTTCAAAGTGGTTATATGTCATGGGCTGCAAATAAATTAATGAAAGTTAGTTTGTTAGCTCCAGGCACAGCCGCATCACGTACTGCTTTTAAATATGAGTTTCAATTTCATCTTAGAGATTTAGTGCAAAAACCATACGAACAATTAGATAGTAATGCTATATACATGTATAGACGTTATGGCATAACTAAAGCAGATCATAAAGCAATGGGTAAACAAAAATTATATACTTCTAAATATGATACTAAAGTTAAATATTTGCGTATCGGAGATGTTGAAGATGAAGCATTGCGCCATAAATATTATAATTATATGTTTGCTGAAACAGAAGCAGCAGTACCTACTGTCATGGCTAGAAGTCGTGCGTTTATGATGCAAGGAACTCAAGCAGGTACAGGAGCAGGTGAAGTAGCTCGTTCATTTTGGTTATTTAAAAACTTTCCAATGACTATTATGTATACACAGCTAGCTAGAACAGCTAATGTTATGTTGACACATCCTAGTCATGCGGCAAGAGTAGGGTACCCTTTAGGGTTATTAACATTTACTAGCTTTATGGGAGTGTTATTGTATCAAATTAAAAACCTTATTAAAGGTGAAGACCCAGCAGTAATGAATATGTCTACATTAACTAAAGGCATGATGTATGGAGGAGGATTAGGATTTTTTGCTGATGTTGCTTTGCAAGATACCAGTCAATACGGCAGAAGTTTTGTTGGAGGTGTAGCAGGTCCTGTTTATGGATTATTTGATGATTTAGCTAAACTAGGTTTAAAACCATTACACGATGGGTTATATAGAAACAAAAACAGTTTAGATAAATTAGACGAGGGATTGGTTACCATGTTAGCTAAGTACACACCATATAATAATTTATGGTATACCAGAGCAGCAACTAACTCATTGATATTTGATAACTTAAAAAGACACGTAGATCCTAAATATAATGAAAAGAAAAGAAGGCGTGAAAAAAGATTATTTAAAGAACATAGGGGTATTTATGTTGGCGAAGGCTTAGATATAAAACGTCAACCAAAATGGGAAAATATTTTTTCATGGAAACCACCAAGAGATTAGGTATAATACACAAAACGAGGACAGATTATGGCAGATTATGATATAGCAGCAGTAACCAGGAGAGCGGTCTACTCAGGTAGTGCTGGTACTGGACCATACGCATTTAGTTTTGCGTGTCTAGAAACCTCAGATATTGCGGTATATAAGGATACTACGTTACTAACAGAAACATCTGACTACACCGTTACATTATCTGCATCAACTGGTACAGGTAGTATTACACTAGGTAGTGCTGCTAACTCAAACAATACAATTACCTTAGTAGGTGCTAGAGATTTGGCTAGAACCACAGACTTTGTGACTGCTGGATCATTAACCGCATCAGCGTTAAATACAGACTTTGATTCTCTTGTGATATTTGCACAACAGTTATCAGAAGAAAATAGTAGAAACTTAAAAGCACCTGTTACAGAAGGTATATCAGGAACGACTGATATGACTATACCTCCTAAAGCTACCAGGGCAAGCAAAATGTTAGAGTTTGATTCTGATGGAAACCCAGCAGTATCTATACCAGCTACCAATTTAGCCACACTTGGAACAATAACAGGCAACATTACAACAGTTGCAGGCATAGCCAGTAATGTAACTACAGTCGCAGGCATTGCATCTAATGTAACTGCTGTTGCTGGAGATGCAACTGATATAGGCGCTGTTGCTGCCGTAGCTACTGAGATAGGTAGACTAGGCACAAGTGCTGCCGTAGCAGACTTAGCAATATTAGGCACATCAGCTATTGTAACTGACATGGATTTACTAGCTACTTCTGCCAATGTTGCAGCTATGGGACATTTAGGCACATCAGCTAACGTAACAGCAATGGGATTATTAGGCACAAGTGCAGTTGTAGCAGACATGGCTCTACTAGGAACAAGTGATGTTGTAGCTGATATGGCTTTACTTGCAACTTCTGACGTTATAGCTGATATGAATACGTTAGCAACCAGCGATATTGTAAGCGACATTAACACACTTGCGACAAGCGATATAGTATCTGACTTAAATACATTAGCAACTTCTGATATAGTTTCAGACATTAATACGTTAGCCACATCTGATATTGTGTCTGATCTTAATACGTTAGCTACCTCAGATATTGTAAGCGATATTAATACATTAGCTACATCTGATATTGTGAGCGACTTAAATACATTAGCAACATCTGATTTTGTATCAGACTTAAACACATTAGCTAGCTCAACTGTAGTAACTAACATTGCTACTGTTGCTTCTAATGTAGCAGGAGTTAACAGTTTTGCAGAAAGATATCGTGTTGGTTCTAGTGATCCTACATCATCTTTAGATGAAGGTGATTTATTTTATAATAGTTCAGACAATGCAGTTAAATATTATAATGGTAGTGCTTGGGCGTCTATTACTGCTGGTATTGGTAATGTCGTAGAAGATACCACACCACAACTTGGTGGTAACTTAGCTAGTAATGGAAACGACATAGTTTTTGCAGATGACGACAAGGCTATCTTTGGTTCTGATACTGATTTAACTATTCGTCATAATGGAACACATGGCATAATAGACAACAATACAGGCGATTTGTTTTTACAAAGCGACACAGTTGTAAGGATAGTAAATAGTGCGGCATCAGAAACTGCGGCAAAATTTTTTGAAGATGGCGCAGTAGAACTGTACCATGATAACAGTAGAAAAATTAAAACAACCAGTTCAGGTGCTGAAATAACAGGTAATGTAGTTCTTTCAGATAATGGCAAAGCTATCTTTGGTGCTGGCTCTGATCTACAAATTTTCCATGACGGATCTGATTCTTACGTGAAGGATGCTGGAACAGGAAGGTTGGTTGTGGAAACTGATGGTACAGATGTTTCTCTAAAGGCTGGGTCAGATAATATGCTCGTGGCAGCTAAAGACGGTGCAGTCACCCTTTATTACGACAACGCAGCTAAACTTGCTACATCTAGTACAGGTGTTGATGTAACAGGCGTAATCACCACAGATGGCATGACTACATCTGCTGATGTAAACTTTGGCGATGACGACAAGGCTATCTTTGGTGCTGGTAGTGACTTACAGATATATCACGATGGTAGCGACAGCTACATTGCTGAAGGTGGAAGCGGTACTGGAAGTCTTAAAATTAAGGCTAACAATCTTCTCGCATATAATAATAGCGACGCACCTTACTTTCAAGGCGTTACTGGTGGAACATTTAGAATATACCACGACGGCAATCAAAAACTTTCTACCACAGCCACAGGTGTTGACGTAACAGGTACTCTTAATGCTACAACAGTAGACTTAGGTAACTGGACTATAACTGAATCATCAGGTGTATTATTTTTTGCAACATCTGGTACGAATAAAATGAAACTAGATGCTTCTGGTAATCTTACTGTAGTCGGGGACATCACAGCCTTTGGATCAATGTAATGGCGATACAAGGATCAGGTGCAATAAGTTTTAGTGAAATCCAAACAGAGTTTGGTGGTAGTAATCCAATCTCAATATCAGAATATTATGCAGGTGGTGCTAATGTACCATCTGGTACTGGAAGTGTTCCAACATCAGGAGCAATAAGTCTAACTATATTTTATGGTACATCTAATAGAGTATCTATTACTCTAACTGTTAGTGGTAATACCAATGGTTATAACATCTTTAGTAATAAAGGTGGTACATATTCAGCAGGTAGTTCAGATGTAACATTAGTTAATAATGGAAATCTTTATTCTACTTCTGGTGTAGCTTTAGACACAGGTTCAGGTTGGGCATCAGGTGATACTATTACAATTGATAACAATAGTTTAATTGTTGGGCATGGTGGAAATGGTGGTGCTGGTGGTGGTGGAACTAATACAGTACAAGCTGGTAGCAACGGTGGCGGTGGAAGCACAGCAATTAATTTACAATTTGATACTACTATTAATAACTCAGGCGGAACTATCTCAGGTGGTTCTGGTGGCGGTGGTGGTGGTGGTTCTGCTCGTTCAACAGGTTCAAATAAAGGTGGATCATTTAGTGCTATAGCTGGTGGCGGTGGTGGAGGAGCTGGTCGTGCTTCTGCATCAGGTGGTGCTGGAGGTGATGTTACATTTACTGGATCTGGAAGTCAAAGTGATGGTGCTGGTGGCGGTTCTTCAAGTATTACAGCTAGAGGTCTTGGCGGAGCTAGAGGAAGCACATCTTTTTCTGGGTCTACTGCAACAGGTGGGCATGGTGGACCTGGTGGCGCTGATAGCGCAAGTGCTGGTACAGCAGGTGCGACTGCTGCAACTGGTAGTCAAAAAGGTGCAGGTGGAGCTGGTGGTGCTGCTGGAAAAGCTATCAATCTTAATGGTAATTCAGTAACATATACAGTAACAGGAACAATACATGGAGCAGTTTCGTGATTTTATTTAGAGCATTTATAAATAATAAAAAAGTAGTCAACAGAGTTTATTGGGCAGGTAGTGAAGATGCTGAAACAATAGCAGTTAAGAAAAGAGTTACTGATGTATTCACCAGCGAAACATTTCCATTCCCTATAAATATATGGGGTGTAAATATGGATGACAATGTAATTACCTTTCATCAATGTTCAGTAGAACAAGACCATAAAGACAGCAGTAAAATGCAAAATAGTTTATTGATTGATAAAGATTTTACTAGGTATATTTATAACCTTGATACGCAAACAAAAACATTTGAAGTATTTTATAAGCCTGATACTGCAACACCTGTTGTTAGTTTAGGTTCAGGAATATCTGTGTACCGTATATCTGATATGGCTAATGCAAACTTTGAATTACAAAAGACACAAGCAATTTATGTTCAGGGTACAAACGATAAAATATGGGCGTGGGCTACATCATTAAAATCTGACATTGTGATGCCTATATCAAAAGACAAAACATTACACGCAGACGATTCATTTAAGTTTCAATTTAATAGTGCTGGTGAACTACAATCGGTAGAACTCTTTGCACATTTAGAAAGATATATGGTGTATGGTATAGGTGATAATTTATTTACTGAATACACCGCAGACTTTGCAAATGAATTAACTAACCTTGCTGATACTGAGATGGTTATACCTAAGACAGACAATCATGGCAATAGAGTTGCACAAGAAGTTAACAAAGCAAACATCCTGGAGTATGTAAAAGTACCTAAAGAAGATGGAAGTGGTGGATATGATAAAGTCCTTCTTAAAGATTTATAATCAATGTGGTATAGGTCCTACTCATGTGATAACTCGTACAGGACATATGACTATTGCTCGTTGGGGTTTTTGGACACCTTATCTAACTGTACTAATATCTAAGATATATCCTGTTAAACAAATTACACATAATCACGAAGGTTCTTTTATTTCTTTTTTATTGTGGGGTTCATATACTGAAATAGTAAATGGTATTGCAACAAAAAAGAAATGGATTAATAAACTATCTCATAAAAAATTTCATCAGATAGTTGCGGATAAACCTGTGTATACCCTTATGCTTATGGGTAAAATTAAAAACAAGATAACATCTGTTATTGTTAATGATAAAAAAATATCATCAAATAAAATAATCAAGGGGTATAAATGAGAAGCCTAGCTTTTATAGTTATACTTGTGATAACTCTTACACACACAGCTACCATACACGCAGCTAACAGCACATCCAATATACACTACAAAGATATGCCAGTATCTCCACCATCTGTACCATCAATGGGTGCATCAGGTGCGTACTCTGATATCTGTGTCGTAGTAAGATCAGGTGGTATCTCAGGTGGATGGTTTGGTATCTCAGGTGGTGTGCATGTAGAGGACAAGAACTGTCAAAGGATAAAACTTTCTAGAGCATTAGCACAATTAGGTATGAAGATCAGCGCAACCGCTATGCTTTGTCAGGATTTAAGGGTCTTCAAAAGTATGATAGCGGCTGGCAGCCCTTGTCCTATTAATGGTAAGATAGGTGATGAAGCTATTGCTGAGTATCGTAAGCGTGGTATATTAGATGAGGACAATAATGTTATTGAAAACTATATGGCTACTCCTGTTAAGTTTGATGCTGACAAATCTGTCGGCAGACGAAGCTACTACGGACAACCTACTAACTAACAATACATTTAATGAGAACACAGATGACTGGACTTTGTCAGATAGTAATGTTAGGCGTGATGGTAATAGTTATAGTGATGCAGGTAATAGCCCTACCGTAAGATTCAAAGGACAGACTAGCACCATATCACAACTAGTGAACCTAACTGGTATAGAAGAAGGGAAAGAAATTAAATCATATACGGTATCTTACAACGGTTATGGTTGTGGTAATACTCCCAATGGTTGGTGTACTGCTGGTGGCGACGACACGATCACAACCAACATAACGTTTACGGATGGTACGAACACAGAGATATCCAGTCATGTCATTGCTGTACCTTATGAGGATGGTTGGACTCATCACACCTTTACTAAGTCTATCAATGATACCTTTCTTACTGGCGAAGTAGCGATTAACTTTGAACTATCAGGCGTAGATACTGGTAACTCAAACAGTTGGCTAGGTCCTATCACCGATAACTATGAGCTTGCTATTACTTACGATGATTACGTAGCACCAGTCGTTGAACCTATTGTTGTAGAACCTATTGTTATAGAACCTATTGTTGTAGAACCTGAGGTTATAGAACCTATTGTAGTTGTTGAGCCAGTCATTGAGGAGATTGTAGTTATTGAGGAAATAGTAGTAGAAGATCCTATGATTGGTGGTCTTGAGTTGTCTACTGAAATTACCTTAGACCTTATCCAGGATGTACCTACCTTGCCTAGTATTGGCGGTACGGTAGCAGACATACCAGACATACAACCTATCGCTGTTATTGATTCTGTTAATCCTATAGAAATGGTGGAGCTTCCTGTTATAATGGACACACCACCAATCCAGGAAATAAAAATAGAAATGCCTGCTGAGATAGTTGAGGTGGAACCCATACAAGAGATTCAAGAAATAACAATAGAAGAACCATTGGAGGTTACCGTTGAAATCGAACCAGAAGAAATTAATATTGACATTGAAACAGAAGAAGTTACAACAGTTGAGGTACAAGAAGATGAGGGAAGCAACATATCAAACCAGTCAGCCAAAGTAAAGGAGATCAAAGATGAAACAAAATCTGAAACAAAAGAAAACACTAAAGAAAAAAACAGTAAAGAAAAATCACAATCTAAAACTGTTGCCGTCAACAAACCTGTGGCTAAATCTGCTACTGCTAAAAGCAAATCTACTAACAAAAGCAGAACACCTGTGGTCAAGGCTCCAACAACTCCGCAAATAGCACTACCGATTGAGTATTTGCAAGTCATAAAGGATACAATTATAATGACGGAAACGATTGACTTGAGTCAGGAGATGATATATGGAGGGCAGCAAGAGTATAACCTTAACACCAGCGGTATTACTGTCGTTAGTCTTGACAATAATTCCAGCAGCAGGTGGGGTAATCTACAAAATGAGCGCAAACGATTCAAAGCTCCAGTCTATCCAAGATAAAGTTAAGAAGTTTAAAGCAACAGATGTGTCAGTATTAACAGAAAGGATAGCGGTACTCGAAGCTGATCTTAAAAACTTATCAGCCCTGGTCGATGATGTAGATAAAAGTGTATCGGAAGTTGAAACTAATTTAAGCGATTGGACTGAGAAGGAATTCGGTAAGGTGTATAAGATACTTAACGACAATCCGTTAGGGAGATAGTATGGGTATACCAATGGAACTAATCTCAATGGGTGCATCAACAGTCATCGGTGGTGTGCTATCCATCATGGCACAGAAAGCACAAGACAAAGCACAAGAACAGAAAGCATTGATGGCACGAGCTGGGTTCCAGTCAGCACAGTTTGACAAAGCACGTAACGTACAAGACCCATTCACTAAGAACACCAGACGATGGATAGCATTGATGTGTGTGATGGCAATCATAGTATTACCAAAGCTTGCACCTTTCATTGATCCTAGTCTAAACATCTACGTAGGGTACACCGAAGCGGTATCATCTGGTTGGTGGATATTCAGTAGCAGTACCGACATGACACTATGGCAACCACTAGAAGGACTGGTCATTACCCCATTGGACACACACGTAGTATCAAGTATCATTGGGTTATACTTTGGAGGTAGCTTAGTCAGACGATGAACGTAGATTTTAAAACAGCATTAGTATTTTGTTTACCTATGATCGGGGTAGCTGTGGCATGGGGTGAAGGCATGTCCAGAATTGAAACCTTAGAAGCAAAGCAAGCACAGTTGGTTACGGTTGACCAGTTAGAAACGGTGAAGACACAGCTCAGATACGTAGAGCAAACCACTAATGAAAACAAAAAATTATTAATACAAATATGGGGGAAGATGAATGATAAATAATCTAGGTTGGTACATAATTTTTTTAGGATTATTTGTAGCTTGGTATTTAGTTCTATGACATTAAAGAAACATCAGAATCCAAAGGGTGGATTGAACGCAGCAGGTCGTAAACATTTTAAACGAACTGAAGGTTCAAACTTGAAAGCTCCAGTCAAGAAAGGTAAGAATCCAAGACGTGTATCATTTGCTGCACGCTTTGCTGGAATGAAAGGTCCGATGAAAGATGACAAGGGTAGACCAACTCGTAAAGCATTGGCACTCAAAGCCTGGGGATTTGGATCAGTTGCAGCAGCAAGCAGTTTTGCAAGGAATAACAAAAAAACTTAGCGTCTAACAGGCTCATATGCAGACGTAAAGGAGGGTGGCATGGGTAAGGCAAGGGTAAGTTATTAAATGCCGAAGATGGCTAACAACAAGCGTCTGACAACGATTACGGATGATTACCTACAGAATTGGAACCCAGATACCCTAGGTAAGAAGTCAATCTACATTCGTGACACTAAAGTTAGTTGTTTGCTGTGTTGTTTCTCAAGAAAAGGGATGCACTCATGGGCGTATGACTATGCTAAAGGGCGAGTACATAAATCAAAAGTGTTTGGGTACTATCCAGGCATGACCATTAAACAAGCAAGGAAGAAAGCATTGGCAATACAAACAGAAGTGATAGATCAAGACAAAGATTACGATGAAGTGTTTGAGATCCATCGTCATCCATCTTACGTATATTTTTTAGAAAATAAATCAGGGCAAATAAAGATTGGTAAGTCTACTAATTGGATGGCACGCATCAAAGAACTAACGGTATCAACCGAAGGAGTTAGGTTGATTGGTATTAGATTAGAATCAAAAACATTTAATGAAACTGCTTGTCATCAACTCTACCGTAAGTACAGACAGCAGTCGAACGAGTGGTTTGATGATAAGTCTAATGAAATAAAAAAACTCATAACTGCTGCTGTAGTATACGGCGAGAAAGATCATATACTATCATCAATCATGGCAGAACAACACGAAAATATTTATGCGACCACAGTCAGCAAAAGCAAAGGGTAGAAAACTACAGCAATGGGTGCGAGATAAACTCATTGACTTACTTGATGTTCATCCAGAAGACATAGAGTCCAGGAGTATGGGTGCAGGTGGTGAGGATCTCATCATGGCTCGTGCTGCTAGACAAAAGTTTCCTTACTCTATTGAGTGTAAGAATGTAGAGAAGTTAAATGTTTGGGAAGCCTACGAACAAGCTAAGGCTAACTGCGGTGACTACGAACCTCTTGTTGTGATGAAGAAAAATAACAAGAAGCCCTTAGTCGTGATTGATGCAAAGTATTTTATTAAGCTAACTCATCCAACAGATGTTTGATACTGACTGACTTAGCTCTGATTTGTCTGGCTGGTTTTGCTTCGACATACTTAGCAGGTTGTGCTTTGTACTGACGGATCGGTCGAGTCAGCCTGGTCACACCTCCGCTGTGTGCTATTGTACCTACCTCAGCATTGCCTAATGCTTCTATCATCTTCATCTGCAATCGTTCCATATCAGTATCAAGTTCTTTACGTTTGTTTAAACAGTCTTCATACTGCTCAACAAAAGTTAACATCGTATTATCTAACTCAACCTTTGGTGTATTGATATCTGAATACTTACCTGCCATGGTATCTAAATCATGTGGGGTGTAGTCCGTATCCTCATCAACATGCTGATACAAAGTCAATGACTTTTCTACAATAGTGTCCTGAATTTTTTTATCAGCTTTTACCACAAAGACACGCATGTCATTGCCGTTAAACAAGCAACCGATGATACCAAACTGTGCATCAGCTATCATCATCTGTGCTTGCAGTTGTAGGAAACCACGACCATAGTCTACGGTCATACACTCGATACTGTCGTACGGCTTGAACTGCATGTTCTTGATCTCAACAGGTACAGGTCCGAGTAATTCTATTGGTTCGTTATCTTGTGTGTATACTCTACGATCTTCTGGCACGATAAGTGTTGGTTTGTTTGCATAAAACATACCATCCAATGATGCGTAGATATCCCATGGCTTGCGGTCTGCTGACATACCTATTTCTTTTGACATCACTTCATCAATCGGATAGTTGATCTTAATATCTAATCTGTCCTCTATCAATTGCATGATAGTTTCTTCTAATACATTACCCATATCCATACGTTCCATAACTTTCTTGTCAAAGATTTGTGGTTCTTCTGTGCCATCAATCGCTGCTCTAATTTTTTCTAAAACTTTATGGGGTCTGTCGTACAGCATTGGCATTAGGCTTGCTGATATCCTATCGTTAGGACTTAGTTTTCCAAAACCTTTCATATGTTACTCCTTTTAAAATTGATTCTTCTGTTGTTTATTATTATCTTTCAACCATAACCATTGACTGCTTCTTGCTGACCCAGTATACATAACCTGGTTGGTAGCAATCAATCTTTCCATGGTACGTTGGAACGATTTGTTCTTAGCGTTACTGGTACCTTCAAATAAATCTAAGCATTCTTCACGCAGACGTGAGCGATTGATAACCATCTGATCCTCAGGTATATCCTTATGGTTACGCACCTGTCCTTCATTGGCTAACAGTTTGGCAAGCTCACCTAACACATCCTCATCTGCGGTATACTTAACTGGGTTGTCATCCAACACAGGTACCAATGAGGTACCTTCTAAGAACGTGACTTCTTTCATGGTGAACTGGCGCTGCTCAAATGGGGTTGCATCTTTCTGTTTATCACAAGTAATGGTCAGAATATTTTCCTGTTTACCACACTCAATACTGGTATCAACACTAGCGTAGATAGCACTACTACCTCTGGCACCACGCTCTGCATTCTTACCTGTGTGATGCACAAACAATACCGTACAACCTGTTACATTACGTATCCTATCTAAGTTGTTGATAAACATAGACATATCATTAGCCGAGTTCTCATCACCCGATTGATTTCTGTTGAGTGTGTCTACCACAAACAGGCTAAGATCTAACTTCAATGTATCCACATCTTCCAATAAGATATCAATGGTTTCTTCTTTGAGTAAGTCAACCGCACTTGGTAGTAAATAGAACCGATCAACCTCACGCTTATGATGTTCCTTCCAGGCACCGATCCTTGCACGATAGCCTGAGCTACCTTCACCTGCGATATACAATACATCACCTTGTTGCACGATGTTCTCATGGTACGGCTTACCTGTCGCAATACATAAGGACAAGTCCAATGCCGTAAATGATTTGTAACTACCACTCGGTGCGATCAACATCGCTGTTGAATTTTCAAGTAAGTAATCGTACACCAACCATTTCGGTGGTGGCATATCCAGTATATCATTGTATGTTAATATTCTGTTGGTCAGTTTCTTAGGTAACGCTTGGTACTCCTTAGCTACCTTGACCTGTGCCTTTAATTTATCCACAGTACCACCATGACTGAACCAATCCGTTGCATCGTTGATCACTTCAGACTGCTGCGGCTCTTGTAACCAAGCATGACGGACATCTTTGGCAATGGGTAGCAAGGCATCGTATGCTTCTTTGACACGCTTGGCACCCGCCTTATCGTAGTCACCCAAGATAAATACTTTCTTGTCAGCAAAATATTTAAGCGCATCACCAGGTAGGTCAGAGCTACCACCAAAAGTAGTAGCCACAAACCCAGCCTTAGCAAGCGTTGAGCAATCCTTTTCTCCTTCACATAAGAATACCCATTTACTATTAGCCGATAGTAATTCGGGCAGGTTGTAAGGCACACGTGTCGCACCCTTTAACCCATATCCTAATGGTGTCTTCCATGCAAAACTCTTAGGTTCATACTTTAATTTGGTGTAGACTACTTGACCTTGCTCGTCATGGTAGTCCCACTCTCCTACTATATGTCTATGTGTAGGTGAATGCCCGCCATCAACCCGAGTAGAAAATCTACTCCACCAAATTCTTTAAACACATCGGTCTTCTTGCGATCTGGAAAGTGTTGATCAATAAAATCAACGACACCCCCACCGTTGTTGTCCGAGAAGTTAAACCAGGTACCATCTGCTACATTGACTGCGATTCCTTTTGACTTCTTGAATCTCACAATGCTGTCGGATGTATACGTTGGTTCACCGTAAACCTTAGTTGCCATGTCCAACAAAACGGTACCTAAATTAGAAGTCATCAGGGAATTCATCCTCGAACTCATCCACTACAGCAGGCTCGGCTTTAGCTTTTGGTTCTGCTTTTGGTTTAACAGTTGGCTCAGGTGATTCACCCTCACCAATTAATTGCAATGGTCTGGCTACGTATTTAACAATGCTAAACGTAGGCACATGGAACTCACCGTTCTTAGTGGTAAAACTTTCTACCCCTGTCTGACACACAGGCACTAGGTGCGGTGCAGTTTCGGTGCGGTTACGGTACGCATTAAATAATGGTGCGATACTACGGATAACTGATTGTGTACTGGATGCAAAGCTACAAAAATCTAAGTCTTTGCTGTATAGATTCATCACAATCACAGGATCCCAATCATCTCCAGGTTGGTCGATACCATCTTGGTCTACCTTAGCTAACACATCAGTCGGCTTACGGTCTACCCACTTGCGCCAACCACGTTTAAAACCTGGCATGTCCACGACTATCTTTTCTGGCATGGCGACAGGCTTATAGATTGCCTTGTCGTTTTCATCTTTACCCTCATAGGTACTCCATCCACCACCGTTCATGCATGACCACTTCAATATGGCGGGCATGTTACCTGTTTCTATATCATCATTGGATTCACCTGTGTTAAATCCAAACTCTTTTAACATATCAGTCATTGTCTACTCCTGTAGGTTGTTGTTGATTTTTAATGCTGTTAATCATCTCATCCACTTCTCTGATCTTGCCTTTGATACTGGCTAAATCTTCCATGTGGTTGTCGAGATACTCCATGTAATCCATACCTGGTTGCTTGCGTAACATGGTTAAACTAATTAATTTTTTATTTAGCTCTATCATGTATTGGTCTTTCAATAATATAAACTCTTGTGGAATTTGTATCACATCCCCTTGTACTTCTTTATCTTGCGCCATCTTCCCATCCCCTTTCTGTTGATTGTGGTTCGCCGTCTGGTTGATCGATGAATCGCAGCATGCAATCCGTCAACACATCCGTCATCGTAAAGTCATAGCTTGCACACTTGGTCTTGAATGCTGTCAATAACTCTGGACTTACAGCAATGTTGACCTGTCTTCTAAAGTTTGCGTAGTTTTCTGACTTGTCTTCTGTCTTCAGTTTCAATTATCCTCCCTTGTCGGTTCGATTAAATGTTTAATGATATTAATGTTGTCCAGGATATCATTGACATGCACCCTAATATAATTAATACCATCCTTTCTTTGCACAACGACATCGTTCTTACGTTCAACCAGTCCTTGTGCTAAAGCCTTGTAGTATGCGTTCTCTATTTTCTTACGCACGTTGTATTCCAATGCAAGATACAGGTAACAGAACTGATCTCGTTCTTCCTGTTGGTCCACATCCACATCCAATAAGGATATAAGTACGTGTCCATCTTTAGTGAGTGTTTGTTTGATCAACCCCTGATACCCCCGTTAATGTAGCATTGAATTTTCTTTTCAGTTCGTATGCTATCTTGTCGTCTGATAATAATAAACTAAGCTCAGACATACTATAGATACATAGGTTATCATTGTCCAATTCCATACGCAAGATTGCTTTCATGTCCTCCGTTGGTACGACATATATTTCCTTGCCGTTGCTGCATTCTAAGTTAAAGAAATCAACGTCTAGTTTATGTAGTCCCCTTTCTTT